CGCCAAATCACAGTAAACAAGGCGTCACACAAAAACTTTGTGACTGACAATGATCTTCGTAAGATTAAACCCATACCCCAAAAGAAGTATGACGCTATACTGAAGCATATGAAGAGTTACAAAAGATACACTACCACTATGATAGCTCTGAGCAGCGGTATTGGTGTATCAGATATAGCTTGGACGCTTAACGTGATGTATCGTCAAAAATTAGTTGATCGTGCTTACGAGAAAACAACGCCAATTATTGGCAACGCTGGCGCTAAGTCTTTGCGTTACGTTTACTTCAAACTAAAATAAATATATCGTGTGGGCAAATCATGCCCGAATTGCCCACACGCCTAAATAAATCTAACAGCACAAATCATCAAGCGGTTTATTTAATCTACAAAACTGTTTATAACTTGATTTAATAATTTTTCTTCATCTACAAACTGTTCTGGGTACAAACGAGTTGATGTTTTTTTAATTACTGGATCATCACCTCTAGCCCAATATATTTTCTTAATATCATATGCCACCAAAGCATAAACATCAGACTTTTTATCCCTGACAGGCTGCGTATTCCATCTATACTGTGTCAAGCTGCCTGATTTTCTGCTGGCTGTTTTAACTTGCAGAGTCAGTAATTTACCGCTTGGCGTTTTTAAGTATGCATCATCTATTTCGTGTTGAACTAAGATACATGAAATGCCAGCGAAGGATAATCTTGATAGAGCTAGAAATTCACCAGCTCTACCAATGTTGTTATTATGCGTTGAGCCACTCATAAATTTTGTTTGTCTCGCCTGTCCGGTCAACAATGCCATGTGTTCCGCCATTGACTCGGCGAGTTATCTTTAAGATTGTCTCGTCGTTCACACCATCATCTGCAATGTCAAACAACTTGTTTTTCTGGAAGAACCATAATGCAGTATCAAATGCATAATCTGTGGATACCAAATCTGGGTCTGTCATAATCTCAGGCAGCCCCATGTCAGAGCTGAATAACCTATAATTATTCTTCCCGGTCAATTGTAAAAATCCGCGACCAATGAAAGTCTCACCATCAGACTCAGTGTTATTGCCCATACGCCCGCCATAGACCTTGTTAGCTAGAGCTGATGGATTGCGCGAGTAACCTTCGCAAGACGCCAAATCAGGGAAGCGGCTAGGCCACACACGCATCATGCTTTCAGCACTATAGTTTAAATTTTCCCGTGTATGACGCCAGTGACCGCTTTCGTGACTTGCCTGCCCCATCAAATGCGCAGCTCTCTCATTAGATAGCTCGTAATGTTCTGCGATGGCTTTTGCCGTGTTTTTACCAAAATGCCCATCAGCGCCTGCCCCACATCTTTCTTGGAGCTTTTTCATTGCTTCACTCATGTTATTTCTTCTTTTTCTTGGCAGTTTTAGCTGCTTTTTTAAATGCACTTGCAGTTGGCGCGCCTTTTGTACCGGGCTTACGCATCTTCTCGCCGCTACCAGCCGCAATGCGCTTACGTTTCTTTGCAATATTTCTGTAAAGTGACATAAATTTATCTCCTATTTCTCTATTTTTTTCAGTTTTTCTATCGACCTCATGCCGCCCAATCCTAACATTCCCATCATCACAGTCATTAGGCTGCCCATATCAAACTCTGGTAGCTCTGGTATGTCAATGCCAGCAGCAGTTACACCAAACACGATCAATGGCTGTAATACAAAGTGGTAAGCAAAAGCTACGCCACATACCCATCCTATAAATGGACGCCATCCGCCCTTGAATATAGAGCCAGATGCAGCTTCAGCTTTGTTTATCTCTAGTTGACCCATCAAAGCTTGCTGGGCGTGGTTATCTGACATTGTGGCTATTTCGTGAGCCAATGCAGCCTTCTGATCTTTATCTTCTATAACTTTATCTAGCAGGCCAGTAACAGGGCCTATTAGATTATTAACGAGACTCATCATTTTGCTTACCTTTCGCTAAAGCATTTGCCCCAAAAAACACAGATACGATACCAGCAACAGACACAAAGTAAATACTTGCCATCGATCCTAAAATTTTGGCGGCTTCGTCTAATCCAAAAATTACAGCGCCAATCACAGCGAATGGATAGAGTAACATTCCAAATAGCGCAAACCACGTCATTGATCTAATGGCATCACGTTGGGCGTCTTCATCCTGCATTCGTAAGCGCCTATCTTCCAGCGCCATACGATCCCATTCTGCCTGATCAATTGATCCATTACCATCTACGTCAAATTTTTTAAATTCATCCATGTTAATCCGCCAGAGGGTTATCTAGCGCCCTTTGTAGTTTTTTAGTTAGTTTATCTTCAAGTTCTTTCATCTCGCCGCTTTGTGAAACTCTAACACGTTCTCTCTGATTTTCAAAGCGCACCTCAGCCTTGTCAATCATCTCTCTGACTTTATCCTCAGTCTTACGAACCATTGTCTCAATCCGATCTGATTGCTGTTCAACGCGCAATAGGTCATCACGTAAATTATTTTTAATATCACGGCTATATTCCACGCTCTCCTCGACCTTCTCTGATATGCCTGTAACTTTTGCATCCATCACGTCCATTTGCTGTTGGTATGCGGATATGTCTAAATTAGCCAGCTCTTCGATCTTTTGCCACATCAGTAGGCCACCATATAAGCCAGAGCCAACTGTAGACAGGAATGCAAATATTGCTATTATAGATCCAGCCGTCAGCTTCATGCCCCCAGCTTGTAGTTGGCGGTCAGCTAAACCATCAATACCATCTGCAATTTTTGTTGTATCGACCATTAGTTCTCAAATTCCATTTCTGAAGATTGCAAGTTTTTCATGGCGTCCAGCTCTTCCTGCAACATCCGTATTTCCATTTTGCGCTGTAACAGCTCCACCTCAAATAATTTTTGACACTCAATACGTTTCTTTGGTGCATTCAGTGGGATAACAATGCGAGCATAAACGCCAATGTCTTTACCCCTCGCGTCAGTGTTAAGCCCAGACAATAGGCCAGTTAAGCCGTATTCTAGCAGTGTAGAGCCTGAGATAGAGTTTGAGCATTCAATACTGCCAGATCTTATTCTATCGGATTGTGTATTTAAATTTGGCGTCGGTAATGCCAGAGATAGTGACGAGCTGTCAGCTAATGCGTTGCCAGCAATTAAGGATAGAATGATTGCATATTTCATTTAGTTTCCTCCATAATTTTTGAACACACCATAGACCTGACAAACGGCTTAGAACCTCGCTCTTTCATTGTCTTCGAGATGGTGCATATATATTGAGCCTCGTCCAGATCGCTCTTCCTAACGTATACATCAAAGTTTTTTCTAGTTTGGTAATCAACCTTTATTATCCTATGCCTCGTAGAAAATGGAAGTCCCACAAAATTTTTATCAAATAGTGCTATTCTGTAATATTTAACGCGCTCTCTTTGGTTAAATATAGACAGCTCAAATTTTACCACATCTTTAACTGTGGAATACTTCATTTTTGGGTAAGCTGGGGTCTGTTCGTGAGCAGATACGCCAGACCCCAATAACGTAATGATTACAAGTGCCTTCAGTTCGGTATACATGATGCGGTAGTTTGGGCAATATAAGTCCCACCTGTAAACGGCTTATTGCTTCCGCCGCCATACTCAGCAACACTTGATATGGCAAACCAAGTCGATCCAGCAGTTGTCAATGAGTACGACGTAGTAGAACCAGAAACAGTTTTAGCGCTGTCATAGCCTGACATACCAGCGTCGCTCGTATTGCTCACTGCAACAGATCCTGTCCACGTTACAACGTCATTCAGAGATGGTGATGACGTAAAACTTGTTGGGTATGTGATGTTGGCTGTGTAGCTGTTTGCAATAGCCACATCTATGCGGATCTCTGGAAGTATACCACCATCAGAAACGGCTGTTGATAATTTGCTGGGTGTTGGGTTTCCGTATGCGCCAGTTTTCGTTGTCTGGATTACACACTTTGCCGCCACATTGCCGACAATATCCACATTATTTGCAAGAGCTGGTGAAGCCAGTGCTAGGATCGGTATTAAATATTTCATATTAACCTCACTTTTCATACTGCATGTCTACCATTTGTTCATGCTTTAGTTGTTGTGCTAAATTATTACGTAACGCCTTCTTATTATCTAGCATTTGGTTTTGACTTAGCTGATACTTATCTTTGTATATACCACCATTTAGAGCAAGATCATAGTATGATTGCATATTCGTTTGATTGTTGATTATACCAATCAATTCATCTTGCTGGTATTCTTGAAACATAGTCAATGCATTCTCAGCCGACATTAGACCCAGCTCTATTTTTGTTGGCTTATCGTCGTCCTCGTCATCCTCTAGGATCTTAGCCTCGTCTGGATATTCGTATTCTTCCTCTTTAATTGCATCGACAACTGCGTCGTCTTCCAATGCATTATAAACCTCAACCTCTGGGATCTCTGGGATAGGTTTCTTATACCCAGCGCAACTTGGATTTAACTGTGGGTCATAACATTCGTCAACGCGGAATGTATATACAACTGTAGCATCCTTAACAGTTCCCTCACCTTCCACTGTGATAGACCCATCACCCCAATTTTCTAGCGGAATATTATTTAATGGAAATGACTTTGTTATTGTATTTGATGGAACGCCTGACCAATCGTCAGTCTCCTTAAATAAGTACCCATCGCCGCCAAAGTTTAGATTACCCACAGTGACCTTCATGTCCGCGTCTGTTTCCTTTTCTGTAGTGTATCTGTAAATCAGGCCATTTATATCGACGCCGCCAATTGATGGTAAGACAGATGACATCCCCCAGCTTAAACCATTTTTGGCGGCATTGGTGCTTGCCCAATAACTGTATGGCTCTGCGTTAGAGTAAGAGTAACATAAACAGAGTGCCAATGATGACACCCAGCCCAACTTTTGTTTCAGCTTGTTCATCAAACAGCCTTTCTACTAAATTTTTCTGGTCTTCGCTAATACGCGCCTCCACAGCCTTCATCTCCCATTCAAGTCTGGCCTCATCTCCTATTTTTCCATTAATTGGGCAGTAACTTCCCGAATTGGACATTGCAATTCTGACCCTTTCGTCTTGGCAGAGAAGTGCCACACTAGCCACCTTCATCCCTAAATCATACAATAACTTTGACGCTCTCAGGCGCTCACAATTCAAATCTTTTACAGTCTAGCCGCCAGAGATACCTAATATCTGCGTCTGCACTGCGCCTGAGATCCCCACGACACATAAGTCAGATCCGCTTGTGCTAACTTGTGGTGAGATTGCTGATGGTGGTGGGCTTTGTATAGTTGTATCCATAGACCCACTAGAATTTATATTAGTATTCGTATTTATTGTGTCATCTTCAGCATAAACAAAACTGCCAAAAATAATGAAAAAACTTACTATAAAGAAACGTAGCATTTTACTTCCGTTCTAATATGCGATCCATCTTAGCGTCTATTGCGTCGAGCCTGCTGAACAATCTATTCATTGACGCACTGTTATCAACTTTTGTCACATATTCCTCTCGCGTTCTGTTCAACAGAATTTGTAATCTATTCAACTCTAAAACATATCCTCGTAAAACAAAACCCACAAACGCTAGTGCGAATGTGAGCGTTCCACTCCATAAATCTGCCATTTCCATTAGTATTTGCCTTCCCAGACACGCAGTCCGCTAAATTCATTACTCATTAGCTTCCTCTTTAACACATCTTTGACTGCTTGTGTATCCGTCCATTCAACACCAGCCTCTTTTAACCATATACCAAGCATAGCCATATCAACATTGCCTACATGCTTATAGTCTGATCCAAATGAGTTATCAGTAACTTCACGCGCATAAGACGCATCTCTTAACGCTTGCCCGCCATCATGTGTTTTCTTAGTAACAATTTGATCGCCTTCAAAGTAAGTTTTTTCTGATATTTTGTTTGATAAATTTGCCATCTGTCATTCATTTCTTAGATTTAGTTCCGCTACACTTCCAGCGTTTACGTGATAAGTTTAATGGGCTGTTGGGGTTACTGGCAGCTTTAGGTGAGCGTCTCTTTTGGCCAGCAGAACGAGCGCAGTATGCATCTCCTTTTGATGTACCAGGTCTTACTCTTGGCCCACCATCTTTAGCTTTGCCAGCTTGCCCGTAGCTTACACGCTTACCACTAGCAGTA